GATCATGATGGATTGTGAGTTTAACTGATGGAATTAAAAGACTTTTTGAACAGCATAAATCACGACAAGAAAGCGCTGCTGGACAAGGACGAAAAGGATGTTCGTCTTTATCCAGCCTTTGTCGTCAATAAATGCTTGTCATACTTTCCAGATACATTGTTTCATGCAAACGAGATGAATTGTCACCCGTGGCTTGATTCCAAATCCCAGTTTGATTTTTACAGACTATCCGTAAGAAAAAAGAAGCGTTTCTCTCATTGGATACGCAAGGATACCGAAGAAAATATTACGGTAATTAAAGAGGTTTTTGGATACAACGACATGAAAGCCAGAGAAGTACTAAATATCCTTAGTACAACAGATATAGACAATTTAAAAGCATATCTAAACAAAGGTGGAACTGGTAAGTAGGAGTGAAAGCAGTTATGTCAGATGTATCCGATAAAATATTCAATAATGTAGGCGTTCATGTAACTTTATTCGACCCAGAAGATTTCATGGTTGTTCGTGAAACTTTGTCACGGATCGGCGTGTCACCAAAAGGCAAGAAAGTATTGTACCAATCTTGCCACCTGATTCACAAGAATGAATGTTACATTGTTGCCCATTTCAAAGAACTTTTTGCCTTGGATGACCTTCCATCAAATGTCTCAGAAGAAGACATCAAGAGAAGAAACGCAATCATAAAATTGCTGGAAGAATGGGAACTTCTGGAAATTGTTGACAAAGAAAAAGTAAAAGACCGAATGCCCCTATCTGGTTTAAAGATAATTAAATATACAGAGAAAGAACAATGGGAATTGATTCCCAAGTTCAATCCTGGATCTCTTCGTAAGTTTTTCAATACATAAGGATGAATATGCACAAGTTAACTTTGAGTATGATCGTAAAGAACGAAGCCCCAAACATTGAGCGTTGCTTGGCTTCATGCGCACCTTTCATTGATTATTATGTAATCTGTGATACCGGATCAACGGACAACACTAAGGAAATCATCAAAAAGTTCTTTGATGAAAAGGGCATTCCCGGTGAGATTCATGATCACGAATGGTCTGATTTTGGAACTAATCGCTCAAAGGCACTTGAACTTTGCTTAGGCAAGACTCAATGGGCTCTGATGATCGATGCTGATGACTTTATCACAGGGACTCTTCCTGTCGATAAGTTTGATGACAATCTTGATGGTTATGTAGTCCAGATCAAGCGTGGAGAGTTCAAGTGGCTTCGTGCCCAGATCTTCAACTTGGGCAAGAAGAAGTGGTGGTACGAAGAGCCTCTGCATGAGTATGCCATCTGCGAGCAGCCAATGAATGTTGGCAAACTTGAAGGTGATTACGCTTGGGAAGTTCGAACAGAAGGTTGCCGCTCACGATCTGTGTCGAATGACATTGAGAAGTACACCAAGGATTATTACATTCTAAAGGGATATTTGGAGAAAGACCCAAATCAGCCTCGCAAGCAATTCTATGCAGCACAGTCTGCCTTTGACGCAAGAATGTTTGAGATTGCGGAAAAGGAATATCTCAAGAGAATCGAACAGGGTGGTTGGCACGAAGAAGTATTCTTCTCTTGGATGCGTGTTGGTATGTGCCGAGAGTTCCAAGGAAAGCCAGTAGAGCAAATTGCAGATGCATTTATGATGGCATTTGAGACTGCACCAAATCGTGTAGAGCCATTATACCATCTATCCTGCATCTACAGGAAGTACAATCGTCCAAGGAATGCTTTCTTGATTGCACACCTAGGCGCTCATATTCCAGTTCCACAAAACGACATTCTCTTCGTTGACAATGCCAATTATCTGTGGGGCATCTTTGACGAGATTGGAACCACGGCTTTCTATGCAGGAATGCCTCAGTTGGGAATGCAATGCTGCCAGAAGCTCCTAAACGAGCCATATTTGCCAGCCGAACATCGTGAAAGAGTTCAAAACAACATGAACATCTACATGAAGGCATTCCAGCAGTTCCAAGTCAATCTAGAGCAACAGCAAAAAGAATGGGCTGCAAAGATTGCAAAGGAATCCAATAAGACTACTTTGAAGGTGAGCCCAGAAGCAGCGACAATTAAATTATAAGTTTTTACACACCTAAATAATAGGGAATGGTAGAACCTTACGATTTAAATGTCATCATAGGCGATACACTTCGCTGGAGTGCCTCCTTTACGAACTCTGCTGGCAACAGTTATAATTTGACTGGTGCTACTTTGAGTTTGCAAATAAGAAATGGATATGCTCCAAGCAAAATTTTTGCTAGTTATACATTTGGTGTAACGTCTGGTTCTGCACTAAATCAAGCAAACGGAGTTCTTGGTGGGATATCTACCACAGCAACTGGTGGTGTTGCAAATATTTGCATAGGTTCAACATACACTAGTCAATTCCCACCATATACAAATGTCTTTTATGATCTTCAAGCAAGCAACGTATCAAATGGAGATACAATTACACTTGCTTTAGGTGCAATTAAACCAACACCAAATGTAACTATTTAAAATGTTCTTCGGAAAGAACAAAACATCCTTAAGACTTTCAAAACCACATCCAATACTTGTGGAGGGGTGTGAATATCATGTTGTAGATTCTGTAAAAAATCCTACAAAGGTATCTGTTGGTGTAGGTATCAGTAAAATATTTTTGAGAGATAAAGATGGTCAGGAATTTGTAATTGAAGGAAACTCTTCAAAGATCAAAGAACTTTTGATTCCTGTGTACATTTTTGAAAATGTAGAAGGTCCTGCATTTCGCCTAAAGTTGCCAGTCGGGTCCCTTCAGAAGAATACTCTTCTTAAAGAAACAAATTCCGTACACCCAGATGAAAAGATATATCTGGGTCATGGTGTTTCTGAAAGATATTTTATACAACAAAAAACCAATAAGATTGTAAAATTTATTGGAAACCCTTCACAAATAAAAAACATTGTAGAAGAGATTGTAGAAACACCAAAGATTGTTTCTCAACCAGTTGTCCAACAGCCAGTTCAATTGGTTGAAAAAACAATTGTCAGAGAAATCGTTCCCCAATTTGGTGCTCAAGGAATTCAAGGTGAGCCGGGTCCAGTTGGACCAAGAGGTGAGAGAGGTCCCGCTGGTCCTCAAGGTCCAGTTGGACCAAAAGGTCCTGTTGGAGCCCAGGGAGAAATTGGCCCCGAAGGTCCTATTGGCCCACAAGGAGAAAAAGGTGATCAGGGTGAGGAAGGACCAGTTGGTCCTGTTGGTCCACGTGGTTTGCAAGGACCCCAAGGACCAAAAGGTGCTCCCGGAGAAAAGGGTGAGCAGGGTGATATTGGCCCACAGGGACCAATGGGTCTTCAGGGACCAAAGGGAGAAAAGGGAGAAAAGGGAGATCGTGGAGAACGAGGACCAATCGGTCAACAAGGACCAATAGGACCAAAAGGACCACAAGGTCCCGTTGGTTCCCAAGGTCCTGTTGGTCCAAAAGGTGATCCGGGAATTGTTGAAGCTCAATTCCCATTGATATTAGAGGATGGTGTTCTATCATTTAATTCTGAACAAATTTCTTCTGTTCTTGAACAACTAAAGAATAAAGACATTCAAAAAACAATAGATCAGATTGCAATGACAACTCCAGCAGGAGGTGGTGCAGTCGATATTTCATTGAATGGTAACAAGATAATTCGTTCAGTGAATACAATGAATTTCATTGGTTCTGGAATCACGATCACAAGAAGAAGAAAAAACGTTGATATTGATTTAAGTGGATTGAGTGGAGGTGGAGGTGGTGGAATAACTGGTACATACGTACAGTCCATTACATCCCCAAACAACACGATAACAATAGATCCAATAAGTGGTGTTGGAAATTTAAAAATAGATGTAGCAGATCTAGCAAAATCCGTTGCTGGCGCGGTTCAATATAGAGATCCTACCACAACAAAATTAGCAGCTCAAGCAAATTTTAAATTAAATACTACCACACAAAATCTTGAAGTTCCAAAAGGATTGGTCATAGGAACTACAAGTGGCGCTTTTATAGCATTCTCCGATGGATCAACGCAATCATCAGCGGCAAATAGATTTTATTATCAGGCTACATCACCATCCGGAATAACTCAAGGCGACAGGTGGATGGATTCTGACAACGGTATTGAGTACGTTTACATCAATGATGGAAACAGTTCTCAGTGGGTCCAACCAACAAATACAGCAACAACTTCTGGTGGTGGCTCATCTATTCTTACCACAACTTCCGTCACTGGCTCTTCATATTCAGCAACACCTTTGGATTATTACATTGGAGTAAGTTATGCTGGTCCAGTTACTATTACACTTCCAATAAATCCAGAAACAGGAAGACAAATTGTTGTAAAAGATGAATCTGGTAATGCAGGAAGTGGAGTAAGCAGATATATAACAATTGTCGGTGCAACTGCTTCTCAAACAATAGATAATCAATCTTCTGCAATATTGAACATAAACAACGGGGGCTTACATTTCATTTATAGAAATGGATGGAGAATAATATAATGTCATACCTATTCAACGATCAAATCGAATTCAAGGGAAATGCAGTTGATGCATTCAATCGTCTAAAAGTTAGCAATCCTTTTACATTATTTGACAGTCAGCAGAGATATCAGGTAAGCGATAAATGGGACTATGTTGGTTTTACTGGTGGAACTTATTCTTACAATATAACAGAAAGCACAGTTTCTCTTACTTCTGGATTGACAAGTGGATCCAAACTTTATTGTGAAACAAAAAAAGTATTTCCTTATCAACCCGGCAAGTCTTTAACCATAATAAATACATTTGCCATGGCTCAACCCAAAACTGGTTTGAGACAAAGAGTTGGTTATTTTGGAATTACTGGTGGTGTGACTTCAGGATCTCCTTATAATGGAGTTTATTTAGAGCAGAATGGATTGACTTTATCAATTTGTTTGGCATCAGGTTCTTTGGGAACAACACAGACGATCACCCAATCAAACTGGAATACTGACAAATTTGATGGTACAGGTTCTTCCGGTGTTACAATAGATGTAACTAAAGGAAACATTTTTTGGATGGATGTTGAGTGGTTAGGTGTTGGCGATGTAAGAACAGGATTTTTTATTGATGGAAGACCGATTGTTGCACACGTATTCCGAAATGTTAATAAAAATTCAACAACTTACATGACAACTGCATGTCTTCCATTAAGATATGAAATTGAAAATACAGCAGGACAAACAGGAAGCAGCACACTACGTCAAATTTGCTCAACCGTGCTGTCGGAGTCTGGTTATGAAGGGTTTAGTAGAAGATTTAATATTACAAAAAATGGATCAAATCCAACCACACTGACAACACAAGATGTCCAATATCCGATGGTTGCATTGAGATTGAATCGAAATAGATTAGATTCAATTATAATACCTTCAAATGTTAGTGTAGTTGTTGAGCCCGGAACAAACAATAAACCTGTTACGGTTCAATATAGAATTCTTTTAAATCCAACACTGACTGGAAACACTTGGACTACACATTACAATGGAAATGTTGATTACAACATTACTGCAACTGCCGTAACTGGTGGAACAGATATAATTGGTGGATACATAAGCAGCAGTGGTTCATTTTCTATTTCAGACATAAGAGATTTCAATTTCCAAATAGGAAGAACACAAACCGGAGCAAGCGATGTTTTTGCGTTAACTTGCACACCAATAGAAGATGGAACCAATGTTTTCGTTGACCTTTCATGGTTTGAAATCATATAAATATTAAGACATGCCTTTAGATTTTCCAACATCTCCGACACCCGGCCAAATTTACACCTTTGGTGGTCGCTCTTGGCAGTGGAATGGAACTGCTTGGGATGTCTATGCAACAGCAGCAAATGCTGTCACTCTTTTAAATGGGTTTACTGGAAGTATTAATATTCTTGGAAGCACATTTATTGGTGTTTCTGGGTCCTCTAATAGCATAACAATAAGTTATACGGGAACGGGTGCTATGGGACCACAAGGTCCCACTGGACCAACTGGTAATCAGGGTCCACAAGGAATTCAAGGTCCAATTGGACCAACTGGTTTCACTGGTCCCACTGGACCCACTGGACCAACTGGTAATCAGGGTCCACAAGGAATTCAAGGTCCAATTGGACCAACTGGTTTCACTGGTCCCACTGGACCACAAGGCATTACTGGACCAGTTGGAAGTTATGTAATAACTTTGAATGGTTTGAGTGGAAATGTTGGTCTTGCTCAAGGCAGCAATATAACCATAACTCCTTCCGGAAATACTCTTACGATTGCTTCCACTGCTTCTGGTGGGGGTGGAACAAGTTATGCATTTTATCAAGGAGCAACCGCACCATCAGGATTCTCAGCAGGAGATAGGTGGTACAACACAGGTCTTGGAAAATTATTCACGGGTGTAAATGATGGAGCAACTGCAATTTGGGTTGAATTTGCTGGTCCAGCTGGACCACAGGGGCCAGATGGTGATCCACTACAAATTATATGGTTTTTAGGAAGATAATATGGGAGAAAACTTTTTAAATAGAGGTTATATTGGAATCGATGAGCGAATTTCAGTTGGTGGTATTTTAACACCAAAAACCGATTATTTGGATAAGGTAGATAATGCAAGATTTATTGAATTTGATTTTACAACTTTAAAATATTCATCGCCTATATATGTAAATAGAAGAGCATCTGGATCTTATTTGGATGGAGATGGTTGGATTGTAACAAATAGTAATGATCTAAGAATAGATCACAGTTATACTGGTTATACTTATGGTTTGTTGATTGAAGAACAGAGAACTAACGTTTTTTCATCTAGTCAAGAAATGAATGTAAGATTTAGTGCTTCAAGTTTTGTTGGCTGGACAGCAAATGCTGGTGCTACTTTATTATCTACTATTGATGGAAATACTGGATTAGATAATACATTTACAGCAGACAGAGCAGTTCCTATAGAAGCATATAGCACTAAAAATAATAATCTTGGTTATAGTTCTACTAATTTAAGAACGTATTATTCTCTATACGCAAAAGCAGCAGAACTTACAAAAATTTATATGGGTGATCAAGGCAATGGAAGATTTCAAATTAGAGTTGGAGTTACTGCAGGTAATTTAATTTTTTCTAGTCTTAATAATGCTAACGAACAATATATTTCAATTGAAAGAACAAAAAATGATTGGTTTAGAATTGGAGTAAATGGCAATTTAGCTAATAATGTGGCATGGACACCAGTGCCTTATCCTGATGGTGCAACTGTATTTACTAATTTTTCACCATCCTTTGGAAATTGCGCTGGATTTGGTATGTGGATATGGGGATGTCAAGCTGAATTTGGTGATCCAGGTAGAATGTATCCCACATCTTATATACGAGTTCCTCCTAATACATCAGGTACACCAAGCGTAAGTGTAACGAGATCACAAGATGAAATAACAATCAGTGGCACTGGTCCAACAAATACAATATGGTTGAAAGAACCAGGGTCACTTTATGTTGAATATTACAGGAGAGAAGGAAGAGGAGCAAGTGCACACACAGTAATTTCTACTGATAATGTTTCTCAAAGATTTATATGCATTGAGCATACCCCAAGTGGAAATACAGGTACATTAAGATGGGGAACAAATTCTTTTTCACTTACTGGTGGTGTTACAGGTTTAAATAAAGCAGCATTTACAATAAATGGGAGTACTGCAAGTTTAGTTCAATTTGCCTTTAATGGAAGAATTTCTGGTACTACTGCAACTGATTTGATTCCAGCAAATATTCAATGGCTGACTTTAGGTGCAAAAAGTACTTCAATAAATTCAGGATTTTCAGATTACTTCAATAGTTCTATTGCAAAAATTAGATATTATCCAAGAGTTCTTACATCATCTGAATTACAGGAGATAACAAGAAATGCCTGATTATTATCTAAGAGCGGATACAAAAGAGGAAGTAGAAAGTAAATTAATTGGTAGTGGTCTTGCATATATAGCAAAAGGTGCTGATGGAACTGAGTGGTTTTCACCATCTTCTGGGGTTGTAATTGATCATTTAGGCCCTTATATAATAAATAAAGTAGAATTTGATGAAAATGGTAATTTTATACCACCTGTTGTAAAAGATAATAGATGGCACACAAATATTAGAACTAAATTTGAGTTAAATGAAGCACAAAAATTCTATTTACCGTTGATAGATCCACCCACCACACCAAATAGAGTATTTGCATAAATAATTAAGGAATCATATGGCACAATCATATAAAAGTTTTGGAACAATTTTGGGAACAACAAGTGCAACTACTATATATCCTGGTGTTGCTGGAACTGCAATAGTAAATGGTATTGTTTTGAGTAATGTAAATAGTTTAAACAATACCACGGCAACAATTGAATTGGTAAAGGGGTCTACCGCTTATTCGTTGATAACTGGTGTTGCGATTCCATTTGCTTCTTCTCTTCAAGCTATCGATTCTCCTGTTGTTTTAGAATCTTCAAATACTTTACGAGCATCAGCAGGAATTTCAAATTATATTCATGTTGTAGTTTCTGTATTAGAAATAACTTAAAACCATGATTGACTTTCCAAACTCTCCAACTCTTAACCAAACCTACACCTTCAATGGCCTTACATGGCAATGGAATGGGTCTGCTTGGATTTCAATTGGAAGTGGAATTACGGCATACGTTTCAACTTTTAATGGTCTTACTGGTGCAGTAACTGGTACAAGTATACCGAGGCATTGGATGCTATGAAAACAAGAAGTAATCGTTTAAATAATGGTTATATTGGAGATTCAAATTTAACTACACCAATAAATGGGATAATTTCCTCAAATCAGAGATATCTAGATGTAGAAGAATCTTTTAGTGGTTT